TAAACCAAAGAAACAATACCATTAGCATTGAAGCTGGTGCTGGTACGTTGTTTGCTGTGTCTGGTGACATTAACCCACAGCTTGGCGGTAATCTGGATGCCAATGGTTTTGACATTATTGCTGATACTGGAAGTGCCGTAGCTCCATCTATCACCTTTACTGGTGAAACGACAAACGGATTCTTTAATGGTGGTGTTAATTCTGTCAACATCACAACCAATGGTGTTGAGCGGGCTGAGTTTGGTCCTACCGAAGTTGTCTTTAACGACGATGGTGAGGACTATGACTTCCGTGTTGAAGGCGATACTGAAGCAAACTTGTTTGTTGTTGATGCTAGTACTGATCGCATCGGTGTGGGGACCAATACGCCAGACAGCAATCTCGAAATTGTCAACGCAACAGCATCCGCCGATAACAGTCTTCTTAAGCTTCACTCCAGTGCAAGTACGTCATCCGCAAACTTAATTCTTGAAGTCAACGACGGGAATACTGCCCAAGCTGCTTTAAAATTAGACAACGCTAATAAACTTCATCTTCAAACATTTGGAGGTGGTGCATTAAATAATCGTTTGTCTATTGATGGCGATGGGAACGTAGGGATTGGCACTACGACGGTTAACTCGCTACTGGAAGTGCGTGGCAGTTCTGATGGCCAGAATGTACTACACCTTTCAAATAGTGCTGGATCTAGTAACGGAGACGCCGAAAATCAGATTCGGGTAACATGCAACGGAAATGCAAACTGGGCGAATCTTGACATACAAGCGTATCAAACTATCTTTACTCAGGATGCCGGAGAAAAGGCGCGAATTGATGATTCGGGACGCTTGTTAGTTGGCACGTCTACTCCTTTAGACGCTTTTAGTACTGCATTTATTAGAGGTTCTAGTGGTGGAACCGGCGTAGTAATTGCACGGGCTAGTACTCCGGCTAATGGCCAATCTCTTGGCACTCTTTATTTTTCAGATCAAGACGGGAATTATGGTGCTTGGATTGATACTGCGCGTGATGGCGGCTCTTGGACCGGCGGATCTAGTCACCCAACGCGTTTAGTGTTCTCTACTACCGCCGACGGAGATAGCAGCCCGACGGAGGCGATGAGGATAAATAGCGCAGGCAATATAAGCATGGGCACTGCTAATAACATTGCAAAAATAGACATTCGCATGACAGGTGCGCCTGTCAATAATGCAATATATGCTGGAAGAACTTCAATCTCCTCGGCTGGTCAAGGTGTATATTCTTACATGACAGCAAATGCAGGACTTGTAAGCTCTTCTTACTCGATATACGGGCAATATGTTGCTAACACAAATTCTCCAGGTGGAGGAGTTATTGGTGTCCTAAGCAGTGTATACGCCATTCTGGGTTATTACGACACTGCTAACAGCTGGGGGGTGTACGCAAATGGATCCATGTATTGCTCTGGTACATACCAAGGCTCTGATTCGCGTCTAAAAGATATTGTCGAACCTATTTCGGGTGGTATTCTTGATAAACTTGCAAACCTTCAACCAGTTAAATATCGCTGGAAAGAAAACACCGATCAACGAGAAAGCGTCGGTGACGGCATCCAAATTGGTTTGATCGCTCAAGAAGTTGAGGAACATTTCCCTGAACTTGTAAAAGAAATCACCCATAACTGTCCAATTAACCATGAAAATTTAGAAGACGGTCAATTTGACAGCTCATGCTCTTTGAATCATGAGTTAGGGACTACTAAGACCCTTGAATACCAGCATCTGACAGCAGTGCTTGTTGAGGCACTTAAAGAAGCAAAAACCCGCATTGAAACCCTAGAAGCCAAAGTTACCGCTCTTGAAAACCCTTAATTATTTATGACCACTTTTACTTGGAAAGTTGCCAACCTTGAGCGCAACGTCGCTGACGGCAAAGTTTATGCTGTTCATTATACGGTAAACGCCTTGTCTGACCAAGTAGATCCTAACAGTGAGTCCGGCGGATTCTATTCCGCTGGGGCTTACGGGTCTCTTGGTTTTGATGGTGAAGTTACTGTACCTTTTACTGACCTGACTGAAGAAGTTGTGGTTGGTTGGGTTAAAGAACAGTTTGGTGAAGAAAAAGTTGCTGACATTGAAGCAGCACTTCAAGCACAAATTGATGAAAAGGTTGCACCGACTAAAGCAGCTGGTGTGCCCTGGTAAACCCTTACTAACTTAGAACAATGATTGCACTTATCCGTCCCGTTCTCTTTTCGTTTCTTAATAGCGATAAAGTGAAGCGTCTTATTGTGGATCTTCTCCGCAAACTGGCTGAGCAATCGACTAATACCGTTGATGATCAAGCCGTTGATTTCATTGAGCGTGGTCTCTTTGGGGAATGAACCTTGGCGAGCCGCCGGTACTGCCGGTTTTAACGCTTCCTGAGGCCCCTCAGTTACCCCGTCCGGTCCTGGAGGTGCCACGAGCTGACTTACCCTCATATAAGCCGCTTGTGGTGCCTCCTAACGACCTTAGACCGCCGCCAGGGGTAAAAAGTACTCAACCCACAGAAGAAGACAACTCACCTCCAACCAAACCGGTTCCTGTTAAACCGCCTGTTCTACCAGAAATTAGATATTTTGATGTGCCTGGTACTGACCAGCAGATACCGCTTCCTAGCAACGACATTCTTGTAACGGCTGGCACCACTGCCTTTGTTTCAGTTGCAGCTACTCTTACTGCGACTTCTTTATTTAAACAAATGGTAAAAATATTTAAGCCGATTATCAAAAAGTTATTGTCTCGAAAAGTTAAAAATGGAGAAGCGGACTAATTTTTTCCATGATTTCTTTAGTGAGATAGTCAAGGCACTGGTTCTTGTATGGAGCGCTGGTGTTTTGACTGCTTCTTACATGGGAATGTTACAAAAAATGGATCCGACGTTCGTGGCAAGTCTTTTGTCAGGTACGTTGGCGTCGTATGGTATTTCTCGTATCGACAAAAACTCTAAACAGGATCCACCCAAATGAAAAAACTATTGTTTTTGTTGCTAATGCTGCCTTCTGCGGTAATGGCACAAACTGTTACCCCACAGTTTACCCAGGGGTCAATGCAAGCAACTACTACCACCACCCAAACCATTAACGAGACCATCGCTACTGAGGTGTACGGTGGTGCATATTCATCATGGTCTGGAACAAATGTAACCCCCAGCGCCAGCATCACAGATTCTTCCACCACTTGGTCCGTCACAACCCCTGGCGAACAGTTTCAACTGGAGACTGTGACAAGAGCGGCTGGAATTATCGAAACAATCGACGTGGATCGCACCATAGAAACCACTTCTACTACTACCTCATTGTCGGTCTTCTCGCAATAGGACCGGCAAGAGCAGAAGAACCCACCGTCAGTAACAATGCCTCGCCCATCGCGGCAGCAACTGGCAATGTTACCAATCAAGCGGTGCAATTTCAGAACAATGGAGCGCCTAGCAGGCAACAATTTAGCCCTGGCAACTCTTGTAATGGCTCGACAATGACATTTAGTCCGTTCTATATGGGCAATGATGTCTTACCAAATAGCTATACTCGTAATAATAATTATGGAGCACAGCTTAATTTTAGCGTTCCGCTTGACGGAGGCATGATTGAGCAGTGTAAAAAGATAGCAAAACGTCAAGAAGAGAAGCTTAGGCTTGATTATGAGCTTGTTAGAGCCCTTAAATGTACTGAAATTATGAAAGCAGGGTTTACTTTTCGACCTGGATCACGGGTTGAGGTACTTTGCCACGACATTGTACCCATTGTTTCACTTACCCCAGACCAAGAATCTGATTTATCGAACTAATGGCACATTCTCCTTATCACGACGGCGATTTCCCCGACATTTCCGCCTTTGCTTACGATGATTTTTCTGATGGGTACACTGATTCCCAAGGAATTGAACATCGTCGCCTTCTTTGGCAACACGCTTCCGGCGAAAGCACTTTTGAATTTTGCGGAGTCAGTCGGTTTTATCCGGCTATTGTAGACCCAGGTACTCCGGCTAATGATCGCGACGCTTTTTATGGCACGGACATTGACGATCCTAATGGTCGTTGGGAACGGGCTGTAATTGAACTTACCGCTACTGAGCCCATCTGGGCCGCACGTCCTTAATCATGACTAGAGCCACCGAAGATCAGTTCAACGAACTTCACGGGCTCGTCACGACAGAACTGATTGCCCGTATTAAATCGGGTGTCGCTACGACCCAAGACATCAAGGCAGCCGCTGATTGGCTGTCTAAGAATAACATTACCGGTCTTCCAGTTTCTGGATCTCCGCTTGCTGAGCTATTTGCTACCTTGCCTGAGATCGAGCTGGAGGATGTAGAAAGTGTCATTCTCTAACGAAACAGTTCGTAACACCATTGCTGCTGCTGGGCTAGCTTTGTTTAGCTGGCACACATTGACTCTTCATGAGATTGCAAAGTCTGTGGAGGTTCTTCTTAAAACCAGCAGCAACACTGAGGTCCGCCTTGAGCGGCTTGAAAACGCAGTCTTCTTTAACAATGCGAAAAGGAACGAGTAAGTCTGCTAAATACTACGCACGCAACCCCAAAGCTGCGGCTAAGAAAGCAGCGTACCAACGAAAACTAAATAAAAAACCGTCCGTTAAAAACGCATCTGAAAAGCGTTGGACGGAACGCCGCAGACGCGGCATTGCTGGGAAGGGTGGCCCCGACCTTTCCCATACGAAAAAGGGGAAGCTGGTTCTCGAAAGTAGAAGCCGGAACCGAGCACGAAACGGACACAATGGTAGGTCTACTAAAAAATGAGCTTAGTCCGTAACATTAACAAACGTAAAAAGGCGGGTACATCCCGTTCCA